CAATTTTATATGGCATTGGAAAATACGGAAGTGACAGTTATGAACTTTTTTATAAAAAACGTGTTCCTGAGAACGTAAGTGATCATGAACTAAAAAGATATATCGAGGAGGAATTTTATGCATCTTGACACATTAGAAGACGCACAAAAAGACGGACGAGCTCCCTGGACCGAGGTTGAGCTAGACACTAGAGAATTTGTTGTTTATAATGACAAATTTCCTGTAACAGAAGGACATACACTTGTTGTTCCAAAGGTTAATCATGAAGATAACTTAATGAAATGTTTTAAGTTTGCTGTTTCAATGGGAGAGCAAAATGTATCAAGTCTTGCAAATAATATTACAGGGTATAATGTTGGTATAAATATGGGTGCAAGCGCAGGACAAACTTGTATGTATCCGCATGTACATTTAATATTTAGACGTAACAATGACTGTGAAGATCCAGTAGGCGGAATAAGAAACGTTATTCCTGGTAAAGGTAATTACAAGAAAGAAAGCTAATGATTATTGACTGGGATGTCGCTGACATAATAAACCAAATTAATAAGATTAGTAGAGCTGAAAATGATCCTTATGAAACAGGATTTAATACTTGGGGTGCAAAACAGGATCTTTATCTAATACTTTGGCACATACAAGATCGTTTAGAACAATGTAGCACTTATGCAGACGAAGAAGAATACTTGCGTAATCACAGCAAAAAGCAAATATGGAATGCACTGAAAGGAAAATAAAATGGCAGACGAATATAATAGAGATAATATGATTAAGGCAATCAAAGCTCACGCACTTGGACACATTCAAAAACATAGAATGAATGTCGAAGTGTATTTGAAAAATGCAGCAGGTGTTGGCGAACATCCTGATATTATTGAAGCAATAGAAAAAGAGCTTAACATTATTGCAGAATATCATGACCAATTAGAAGTACTAGAAAAATATTTTTAATGGTTGACAAAAACCTAAATACATGGTACAATATATTATGTTGTACCATTTTTTATGACATCCACGTCTATAACTCGGAGAATTAAATGAGCAAAGCAAAACAAATTAAAGCAAAACTAGAAGATGCTGGCATCCGTTACTGGGCTGGCGACAACATTTCAGAAGTGTTGCAGAAAGGCGACAAAGAAGAACTTATTGAAGATGCAACAGTAGCATTTGAAGGTGTACTAGATGCACTACTAATTGACAGACATAACGATCCAAACTCAAAAGGTACAGCAAGACGTCTTGCTAAAATGTACTTTAATGAGATTATGGCAGGGCGTTATGATCCTATCCCAAGTGCAACAGCATTTCCAAATGATAGCGATGAACGTTACGAAGGTATGTTAGTTGTTCGTTCAGAACTAAAGAGCATGTGCAGTCATCATCACCAACCAGTTAGCGGAACAGCATACATTGGTATTATTGCCGCTGAGAAACTTATTGGTCTTAGCAAGTATACACGTATTGCACAGTGGTGTGCTAGACGCGGTACGCTACAAGAAGAACTTGCAAATGATATTGCACGAGAGATTCAGAAAGCAACAGGTGCAGAACACTTAGGTGTTTATATTCAAGCAACACACGGATGTTGTGAGAATCGCGGCATTATGGCACATAGTAGTTTAACACAAACAACTGTACTTAAAGGTGCGTTCAAGGATGACTCAGGTACAAAGAAAGAGTTCTTTGATAATATTAAACTACAACAGGAATTTGCCTGCTAAATGAGTAATCTTGTTGCATTAGGATGTAGTTATACATACGGACAAGGTTTAGAAGATTGTCTAAGGCCTACTACTACGCCTAGTAATCTTGCTTGGCCAAGTGTGTTGGCAAGTTTATTAAATTTAAAATGTAAAAATTTAGCAATTCCTGGTGCAAGTAATAAACTTATTTGGTACAAAGCAATACAAGAAAAATTCAACAAAGACGATATTGTTGTATTTTTATGGACACATTTAAATAGAAGTAGTATTATAAGAGAAAACAGAACTGTTCTTAATATAGGTCCTTGGTCTAAAGGAAATATTGAAAAAACTTATTATAAGTTTTATCATAATGAATATCAATCTAATCTAGATCTTAATATGCGTATGAGTCAAATTGCGTTTTATCTTGACAAACAAGGAATTAGAAACTATCATACATTAGCAGTAGATAAAGAAGTTGAAATTATGGATTTTAATCAAGCAAAGATCTTAAAAACTAGTTTTCACACAATAAGAGGAAAACACGGTCTTTCTTTAGACAGCGGACATCCAGATAGCAAAGCACAGAATGAGTTTGCTACTTCTTTGCATAACGAAATAAAGGAGATACACAATGAAGCTGCGATACAGTGAAGCTTTTTACAGTGTTCAAGGCGAAGGCAAATATGTAGGAGTACCTAGTGTATTTTTGCGCACATACGGATGTAACTTTCGTTGTATGAATTTTGGCTTAGGCAAAGGTGAGCCTATGCGAGACGAAAAATTAAAACAAGGCATTAAACATAATCCAGAAGTTGCAGATCTTATTGCAAAAGATATACATAATAGTGTAGAGAACTTCGAAGACTTGCCTATTATCCACACAGGTTGCGATACATATGCAAGCATTTACCCTGAATTTAAAAAATTTATGAAAGACAGGACTATAGATGAAGTTGTCGATCATTTATTAAGTCTAACTCCTGAAGGTAAGTGGACTTTAAAAAATGGGCAGGACGTCCATTTGATTTTAACCGGCGGTGAACCTTTGTTAGGATGGCAAAAGTTATGGCCAGAGTTATTTGAACATCCTAAAATGGAGGATTTAAAAAATGTTACTATTGAAACAAATGCAACTCAAACTCTGCGAGATGATTTCTACAACTATCTCAACGATCAGAATAGAATTAACTTCACATTCTCATGTAGCCCAAAGCTCACCGTTTCAGGAGAACCTTGGGATACTGCTATTAAGCCTAGTGTTGTTCGTGAGTACACTCTCGTTGATGGTAGTGACCTTTATCTTAAGTTTGTTGTCGCTGATAACAATGATGTGGAAGAAGTTCATAAAGCAGTTCAAGAATATAGAGATGCCGGTGTCGAATGTCCAGTCTACCTTATGCCGTTGGGCGGACGCAGTGAAGAATATGTTCTCAACGAAAGGCAAGTCGCAGAGCTCTGCATGGAGCAGGGGTGGCGCTTCTCGCCAAGAATGCACATCGGACTTTTCGGAAATGCGTGGGGGACTTGAGAACGCATTTGACCCAGATGAGTTTAAAGCTGACGAACAAAGAAAACAAAAGGCAAAAACACTAGAAGAAAGAGTAAGGGAGGCAGGAGTATGACAATGTGGGAAAAATTAAAAAAAGGATTAGGTGTAACACCTAAAATTATAGAGGAAAAAGAACCAGTTGCAGAAAAGACACAGGAAGACATTCGTAGAGAAGCACTTGAAAAAGAAAAAGAGGCGGCTACTAAAAAAGGTGAGCCTTGGGTTGCTGTACTAGACACACAAGTAAATCCAGACAATATTCGTAACGGGTTCTTTGAGCTTGATTGGAACAACGAGTTTATTGAGCAATTACTTGATGCAGGATACAAAGGCGAAACAAACGAAGAAATTGTAGATGCTTGGTTTAGAACTATTGTTGTACAAATGTTAGAAGAAGATGGTATGAGCACCCAAAGAGAAATGGGATACATTAATGTTGTACCAATCGATAAAGGAAAAAGTTCTGTTTCTTAATGGTTGACATAATGCAAATTATCATTTATACTATAACAGTAATGTAAATAATAGGCAATAAAATGGCAACATATATTCTAGTTGATACTGCTAATACTTTCTTTAGAGCCCGCCATGTTGTGCGAGGCAGTTTAGATGATAAAGTAGGTATGGCACTACATATTACACTTAACAGTGTTAAAAAAGCGTGGCAAGACTTTAATGCAGATCATGTTGTGTTCTGCTTAGAAGGACGTAGCTGGCGCAAGGATTATTACGAGCCTTATAAACGTAATAGACAAGAAACTCGTGATGCAATGACGCCTGCACAGCAAGAAGAAGATACTGTGTTTTGGGAAATCTTTGACGAGTTTAAAGACTTTATAGGTACAAAGACTAACTGTACAATGATGCGTCATCCACAACTAGAAGCAGATGATTTGATTGCAGGTTGGGTGCAATCACATCCTAATGACAATCATGTTATTATTAGTACAGACGGCGACTTTGCACAATTAATTGCGCCTAATGTAAAACAATACAATGGTGTACAAAATGTAACTATTACACACGAAGGTTACTTTGATGACAAAGGTAAGCCTGTTGTAGATAAGAAAACAGGTGAGCATAAGCCTGCGCCTGATCCTGCATTTATGTTGTTTGAAAAATGTATGCGTGGTGATACTAGTGATAACGTTTTTAGTGCATATCCAGGTGTGCGTAAGAAAGGCACAAAGAACAAAGTTGGACTTATTGAAGCCTTTGAGGATAAAAGCACTAAAGGCTACAACTGGAATAACATGATGCTACAGCGTTGGGTTGATCACGAAGGTGTAGAACATCGTGTACTAGACGATTACAATCGTAACGTAACACTCTGTGATTTATCTGCACAACCTGCAGAAATTAGAGAGATAATTAATAATACTATTGCAGAAGTAGAACCTAAAAGTATTACACAGGTTGGTATGAGACTTATGAAGTTCTGTGCCAAGTGGGATATGCAACGTATTGCAGATCAGGCAGCTACTTTTGCAGAGCCCTTACAAGCGAGATATCCTAATGGCAATTAATGCAAAAGAAATATTAAAAAATAAATTTTGGATTGTAGAATCCGAAGGTGAACGTGTAGGAACTTTAAGTATAAATGAAGAGCATCAATATATGCTTTCAAATTCTACAGGAACACGCTTCTTTAAAAATGTTAAACAATTAAAAAAACAATTAGGTACAGAAATTTCTTGGACTAGTACTAGTGATGAAAAAATTATAGATCTAGAAAAAGAAGTACATAATTATCCTACAAGTTGTATACCTTACAACCCAATGTTTGACGTAAAAAGAAAACTAGCATTATTTACTAAAAGTGAAAAATCTAAAAGTTTATATTGTGCAGGATACTTTATCATTCGTTTTGAAAAAGGTTGGGTTAAAAGTTTTTGTCCTAAACTAATTACAGTTGAACGTTATGAAACAAAAGGTCCATTTAAAACTGAAATGGAAATGCGTCAGGAGTTAAGTCGTGCCAACCGTTGAACCTTTAAACACATTACCGATACAGCAGTTTATTAATTCAGTAAAAAGTGCTGACGCTAGTAAACAACGTGAACTAAAACTTAATATAGATGTTGCCAAACGTTTAGCATTTACATTAGGAGAAGTTATGGCTAGACTAGAAGGCGATCTAGAAAAACTAATAAAAGAAAATTCTGGCGGCAACGAGCCAATCTCTATACAACTAGGTAGTACTAAAGCTGACTGGAGCGAATAAACTACGTAGATAACTGTCAAAAGAGATAAATATATGCGTACTTTATTAAAAGGAAACATATATGAGCAGACCAAAACCAATAGTCCTTCTTGAAAACATAGATAAAAAAACCTATAAAAGCGATCAAGTTTTAAAGGCGGAAGCTATCTGGGCTGTATTCTATCAAAATCAACCTTTCAATTTAAAAAGTTCAAATGTTTTAACCAATTACCCCGGACCTAAATATAAGAAAACTAGTTTTTCAAATCCGGGTCACGCACACAATCTAGCAAAAAAGTTAAACGATTCATTTAGTTGTAAAGATTTTTCTGTAGTAAAAATGACTACAGGTGAAATAGTAGATGAAGAATGAACTGGAAAGAAACATACACAAAACTTTTTCTTAAACAATTAGATAAAAGTATAGATGAAGCTACTGTTAAACAATACATGCCCTTATGGTGGAAGAACGTCAGGACTAAGGCAAACGGCGGACTGAGGCTTACAGAAGATGGCTACAATATTTTAAAAGAAATAGAAATAGAAACCTATGATATACCTTATCCGCCCGATATGCCTCTCACTACACAAGTAATAATATTTTTAGATCAATTTATAGACTGTCCCTACTTTCTTACAAATAGAAGTATAATTGTAACTAACGAGAAAAAAGCAGTAGAATTAACACTTTTTAGCGGTGATATCCGTAAATATGGCTTAATAAAAGCCATGGCAAGATCAAAAAAATTGTAAAAAACGGTTGACTTTTCCTACAGAGATGCTATTATATATACATAGTTAGAAATAACTGGCACTAAAGAAACAATGAGGAATATAATATGTCTGATGTACGCACCGTAACACCAAACGCTGCAAAAGCAAGCGTTAAATTTGCACTTACTAAAAAACGTCCTATTTTTATTTGGGGACCTCCGGGTATTGGTAAGTCTGATATTGTAAAACAAATTACTGACAGTTTTACAAATAGTTTTTTGATTGACATTCGTTTGTCACTTTGGGAACCTACAGATATTAAAGGTATCCCTTACTTCAATTCTAATTCTAATACAATGGATTGGGCTCCGCCTGTAGAACTGCCAGATGCAGAAATGGCAGCAAAGTACGACAACATTGTACTGTTCCTAGACGAAATGAACTCTGCGGCTCCTGCGGTACAGGCAGCGGCTTATCAACTTATTCTTAATCGTCGTGTTGGTACTTACAAGTTGCCAGACAATGTTTACATTGTTGCGGCAGGTAACCGTGAAGCAGACAAAGGCGTTACTTATCGTATGCCTGCTCCGTTGGCAAACCGTTTCGTTCACTTGGAAATGGCAGTATCATTTGATGACTGGTTCCAGTGGGCTGTAGACAACAAAATTAACAAAGACGTTGTAGGTTATTTGCAATTTGCTAAACAAGACCTATACGACTTTGATCCAAAATCACCAAGTCGTTCATTTGCAACACCTCGTTCGTGGTCATTTGTAAGTGAACTACTCGATGATGGCCTTGACGAAAGCACTACTACTGATCTTGTATCAGGTGCTGTTGGTGAAGGTCTTGCAGTAAAGTTCATGGCTCATCGCAAAGTAGCGGCTAATATGCCTAACCCAACAGATATTTTGTTAGGCAAGGTAAAAGAGTTAAAGACACAAGAGATTAGTGCCAAATATTCCTTAACAGTGTCTTTGTGCTACGAACTTAAAGAAGCAAGCGACAAAAACGATAAAAAGTTCGACGATAAAGTTAATAACTTTTTACGTTTTGCAATGGATAACTTTGAAACAGAGTTGGTTGTTATGGGCATTAAACTTGCTCTTACACAATATCAACTTCCAATTGATCC